TCCTCTACGTCCGTCGGTGACGTGTCAGCTGGCGCTACTGCTTCAGGCTCAGGTGCTTTTTCCGTTTCAGCAACTACTTCCGCTCCAGTCTCCAAAAGTTCAGGGTCAGTATCTTGTACCGCCTTTTCGTTTTTTTGGGCTTCTAGCGCTTTTTCGTATTCTTCTACTTCTTTAAGCTGTTTCTGTACCTGCTTTGGCAGTGCCATATGGTTCTCCTTAAAGCGTCAACTCTGTTCACAGCGCCCTATGGGTATGCTGTTCCCGTAATGGTATGCTTCTTCATGCTCTTACGAGCGGTTTACTACCTTCGCCGCCTCTTCAACGGATTCTAGTAGGTCTTCAAATGCCTCTGCGCGTCCCTGCAACCGGTGGATCGTTACCGTATCGGTTGCCAGTACAAGCCGCGATTTGGCTTTTTCTGCCTCTGTTTTAAAAAACTCGAGCAGAGCATTTTGGCCCATCTCTTTAATTCTCAACAGCGCTTTTACTTGCTGCGGGTCACAAAGATTAAGGTCAATCATAGCAGTAAGGTACTTTAAAGCTGTTAACGTGTCAACACATTGAAGGACTACTGCCCGTTAGGGCGCGGACTCATTGTATTATCCTGCCGTCCGCCTTTGGGAGTACCGTCTTCCTGTAGCTGCGCAGCTTGCTCTTGAGCCTGCATCTGCTGCATCATCATCTGCTGCTGTTGAGCTAACTCTTGCTGCTTCTGAACATCTTCTCGGCTAGGGACAAGACGATCAACATTGGTGTTAAGATTACCCGCGAGGTCTCGGAGTAGTTCAGCTGTACCCGGTAGGCCAACAATCTGCTGTGCAACCGGGCTTTCCAGTATAAGACGGAGGAAGTCAGTCTTGCGGACAGCTTCAGCTTCTTTAACGACAAGCGACATTGCACCCGTCGCAACGATTTGAACATCCCCGATAAGGTCTGGATCATCTGAATACCTTAAATTTCTCTGGTACTGGCGCTCCAGCATGGGGCGCATAACATCGTGGTCGATGTTGCTAATAACTTGTTTGATGCTCTTACCGGCGTTCGACATGAGCATAGACAGGCCCGAGGACGTACGTCCCGCACCCGGAACGTGTTGCCCGGTCATGTAGCGGGGTATGCCTGATACCTCGTCTGAGATCGCCATAAAACGATCAAACACGCCCATTAACTCAGCCGCGTTGGAGTTCGGTTGGAAAAAGCTCATAGGTGGTGTTGAGTCTTGGTAATCAGACTGTTTGAACTGCCATATCTTCCACGGGTACATCTGCGTGATGTCTTCGCCGTTCGGAAGACGGCTGATATTAACGCCAACCTGTGGACCGGAGCTTATACCCATATTATTTGCAAGCGCCCGAGCAGCGGCGTTACACATATTCTGAGCATCCATACAAAGGTCAGCGACTCCGTTACCGTCAATACGGCCCGGAACCTTTTCAAACGATGTCATGTAGTAAGGCTTACGCCCTAGCGGATCGTAGTTAAGCACCGCACGAACGACGATGTTGTCAATCATCCATACTTCGCACGGGTAGGACTTCTGCGGGTCTTCGACCTCAGCCTCGCTCAGTCCCCACTCTAGTAAAACATCGCCGGGAATTGTGTCCCAGAGTTGTAGTGCGGCAACTAAATCTGTGTTCGCCTCGTCAAAGTCCTGCCCTGTGGCGTCTTCCATAAGATCATCGTTATGGTCGAGCCAGCTGAACCCGCCCGTGCCAAAGTCGGCCAGAATAGAACGCACCGCGTCTTCATCGTAGCCCTCAACGCCGAGCATGTTCTCAACGTCGTCTCGCGTCAGATGGTGCAGTTCTGCAACCGGCATAGAGTGAATATCATCACCCCATGGCATCCAGTAGAATTTAAACGGGTCGACGCGCTCCCACTCATCACGGAGTACCTCGACCACGCCCAGTCCGCCCTCAACGTATTTCATCGCTTTGCGTTTGCGTGGTATCGGTCCTTTAAGGACGGCGTAGGGAAATGTAGCTATGTCGTTGGTGAACTCGAACAGCGCCTTGGTGAAGCCGCCTTCGAGCATCTGGTCTTCCATTTTGGTTTCCATCCGCTCGACGCGCTTCTCCGCTTCGAACTTCATGGACCGCATGGCCGTATCTTTCATACCCGACGCAAGCTGTTTAAGCTCAGCCTCGTCTGGCGGTTCTCCGCCAGCATCGTAATACTGCATCAGGTTCTGCTGCATAATGTTCTGCATCGCCTGAGTTATGTCCGGTGGCACCTCTGGGATAGGCGTAGCGGCCAGAGACCAAGGTTTGTCTGTGCCGACACCTAAAAGCGTATCTCGCAGCCAAGCAGTAGCAGTCCTGCACTTAGCACTGACAATACCCATAAAGATTTCTGAGCCACCCTGCTCCTGTATTTCAGCAAGTTTCGCAGGTTCGTACTCCATGTTCCGAGCGCGTACGCACTTCGCAAGGCGCTCTTCTAAATTGTCTTGGTGGTGATCTCGCATCACTTCCCAACGTTTGTGAACGTGCGAAGCCAGCCCTTGGATCATAGGGGTATTTTGTTTCTCATCAGAAGCACGTTGCGCTTGTGCCTCAAGATCAGAAGCACGTGCAACAGGAATTAGGGCCGAGCCTAGCGCCATATCATAATCTCACCTGTGACGTCATGCGTACAGTAACACCTATGTGTTCACGCGTCAACAGATTAGGTCCAGCCGCTAGACGAGACGCGTACGACCTCTTTGCGCTGCGTAGCCCACGAGCTTGCCCCGAAGGTCTCTCCGCCGTCGGCGTGTAGGCACATATACTGAAACGCGTCGGCGACGTCCGACCACGGGTGAGACTTCTCGGGCTTCTCGTCCCGCGCCCCTTTCGTGTTGATCTTGTACCGATACTTACCGGCCAACGCCTGCACCAACGACGACGCTCCAACGCCGTCGACGACGAAACTGTACTTACCGTCTACCACTCGGGTCAGATATTTCTCCACCGCAGCGATCCTCGCCGCGATTGAGTTGGTCCTCGCGGGCTTCACGACGAACCCCTCGTTCTTGTATATATCCGCCACGGTTCTCTCGTCCGTCTGGACACGCTGGAACGCGGCAGGGTCGATAATAACTATCGCTCGACGCCCCGGAAATTTGTTACTTAACAGCGGTTTGAGTCTCTCACGCACGAACCTCAACGCGCCCATGCCATCGGAGATCAGGCTGTCGTACACGACCAGTCGCCCGTCGTGCGTCACGCTGCCGATCACCGCAGCTGGGGTCAACCCCGCGTCGATCCCTATCAGGAGCGGGCTGTCACTGAACATGGGAGTCAACTCTTCATCTGAGGAGTGCGCCGACCGGTCGAACGAACGGAACACGGGCTGTCCACTGAGCGACTTGCCGAACTCAGCGTGTATATACACGTCAACCCAGTCCTCAGTTTTCCCTTGAGCTAGGTTGTCATAATAGTCGTCAGGTAAGAACTTCGTCCAGTCGGCCTCGGGAGAAAGCCCACTGGGCTGTATGGTTACATGCACGTTGTCAGGCGGCTCTGTGAGCAAAGTTTCCCAGAAAGTATCCATATCAGGGGGGTTCGTCATCCCCCAAATGTGCATATTCTGCTTCCCATCGTCACTTACACACCCCACCCCGTTCATCATTTTGTCGGGATACCGCCCCACACGACCTTGGGCTGCGTTGTAAATATCGGGGTGAATCTCACGAAACTCGTCAAATATGATAAAACTAGCCTGTAATGACAGCAATCTACGTACGTCATTGGCGTCATCTAGCCCCCGAAACAGCACTTCGCACTCAATATCACCCACTTTTAGGACGAATTTGTACTCAGTTTTGAGGAAAGAACCCATAATTCCATCAGGAATCCACTTCAAAAAGTCAGGAATCGACGTATCGCGCAGCTGTTCTCGCGTATTTCGCACCCAAATGGTCCTAGAACGCCTAATTCCATCCTTACACGGGGCCATTCGTGCCGCATGGTGCAGGATTTTCATGATACCAGCTGTAGTTTTGGTCGATCCGACCGGTCCTACCGCCAAAGATATGAACTTTTCGGAGTAAAAGAAGTCATCTAGGCTCTCGATGACCTCAAAATCTATTTCATGTTGCATCGTCTACCGCTTGACCTTCGATGGTGAGGGCATCGGACTGATCTTTGGCACGCGTTATGTTGATGACCACCTGTGGGCCACCTACACCAGCATCCAACTTGGTATCCGGCTCCAACCTACCCATTTTATTGAGCATTTTCTGGAACTCTATCCGGGCCGTCGGGTTAATTGTGGGATTTTGCATGTGACGGAACAAGTTATCTAGGTTCACCGCGCCCAACATACGTGCCACCGTCTCGATTTTACTCGGATCGTCTTCGATAGCCTGCAAATCGGCTGGGGACAGGATGGCTTGGTCGACCTTGGTCGGGTCTATTGCTTTGTACACATGGTTGCTCATGCTCACACGTTAACACCTAGACGGTTTTGGGTCAATGTTCTGGGTTATTTAGAACAAAAAGGGAACACTTGGAAAAAATAGGGGTCGCGATACACGTACTACATAAGGGCTGGGTGGCCCCCCCACCCCCCTCGGTCACTACCCCCCCTCCGTCAACCGCGCGCCATAGTTGAGGGGACGCAGTGATGCTCCGCTCACGTTATTTGACATAGCACGGCTCGCGGGGTCTCTCCGCACATGAGCAATTTGTGCAACCCCGCTCTCGTGGATTCGGAGATGCAATGCCCTGCTGGGTATATGGGAAAGATAAATCGAATCAAGGGCTTGACCCCGCGTCTGACAATCGCGCTCTCGCTCTAGGCCGACAACACCCCACGCTTTGTATAGTATAGCCGCCGCTCGCAATCTATCGCGATGACGACGGATGCTCCAATTACTTAGCCGCTGGGTTTTGGGGGGTCACCCTGACCGAAACCGTAGGGGCAAGACTGGAATACTGCGCGACGCAACGCATAGTCTCGAGGGATTATGTCGCGGGTCGCGGCGCGTGAACTATGTGGGCACCCTCACATGGGACGCGCGGTGTGTAGGCCAAAGTGAATGAATTAAAGCATCCGCGCCAGCAACGCGGGTGTTTTGCTGTGTTCACTACACGTAAACCCCAACCTAACAATGGAGAATATCATGACCAATACAGCTTTCAATATCGACAAATGCGTTGCTAACTTTGCGTCCTCCGTGGGCAACGGTGCAACCATGACCAAACACTATGTGGCTGCTGTCAACTACGTGATCGAGGAACGTGATACCACACCTATCACTCGCATGTACCAAGCCGCCAAGCGTCGCGGCGACAACAAGACTGCCACGCTCATAGTCAGCACGTTCAGCAAGGTGTACATCGGCGCAGAAGCCACGCGCAGAAAAAATCAACTTGTCGGCATCAAAATCCAAGGTGCGACATTGTCTAACGAGGCTGTATCCATACTGCACGACTTGGCTGAGGACAAAGTGTCCATGCGTGGCCCCAAGTTCGCCAACGCCTTCAAAGCGCCAAGTGACGAAAAAGAGTTTGACCTTGTTGCGTTCGTCCAGAGGGCGCTCAAGAACAACCCCAAAGTATCTAGTGTTGCCTTCGCCGCCGCGTTCAGCGCGGCCTAATTACCCCAAGAATAGCCTTTATGACAAAATAGAGGCTATTTTACTTTGTCACATGGATTGTCATAAAGCCAAAGTGTTTAAAAACATACGTTTGACCCCCCCTTTATGACATTATGACATTATGACAAAGATAAATAATAATATAGAGGAGGAAAAAAGTGTGTGAGCTTCGCTTGCTTCGCGCGCTCACCCGCTCTGCCTCCCAGCTTATCCCGTAGCTTTGTCATAATGTCACAAAGATTCCTTTTCAATGACTTGCAAGCCACAACGCATGTAACTTTGTCATAAAGGTTTTGTCATAAAGCTATTTTGTCATAAAGCCCCCCGAAATCTTTAACCTTGGAGATGCTAACATGTCACCACGTTCCCGCGCGTTTTACGTTTCGCTCGCACTGTTCTCATACTTTGTCATAAAGCCTACGCTCGTCATCGTACCGGCTCTGCTCATGGCTTGGCTGTGGATAAACTGGATTACTGGCTGTGGCGAGATGTTCATCACCGCATATGGCGCGCATATCCCCGGCGACTGCGTGTTCTACCCTTTTGACTAGGAGACCGATCAATGAACGACACATCAATCATCGTCGAGGTACGGCATGTAAATGTCTCGCCTTGTCGCAATGTGGGTAAACTTTACGCTCACCATATACATGCCGTACCTCGACGATG